TTTGATACATTTGTAACAACGCCAGAACCTTCTGGTAATTTTGTAATTCTTAATATAACCGAAGAAGATATTGCAAATGAGGGGGGCTGGCCTTTACCAAGAAGAACACTTGCGCAAATACAAGTCGACCTTATTAATCAAGGAGCTATTGGAGTTGGTTGGGTAATAAGTTTTCCTCAAGCAGATAGAATGGGTGGTGATGAAACCTTTGCTACGACGCTTGAATATATACCATCTGTACTGGCTATGTTTGAAACTCCTAATGGTAAGTATCCAAAAACTACTGGAACAGTTATTAAAGGAGACAATCCTGGAGGCATGTTAAGTCAAGGCGTAGTACAAAATATTAAAATTTTGCAAGACAAGTCATCTCAAGGAATTGCAACTGCACCCACCGATATAGATAACTTAGTTAGAAGAATACCATTATTATTAAAAACACCAGATGGATATATTCCTGCTTTTGGTACAGAAGTATTAAAAGCACTAACGGGAGCAAGAACTTACATTATCACTACAAATGATAATGGTATCCAAGAAATATCAGTCAGAGGAATACCACCAGTTAAAACAGACAGTCTTGGTCGTAAATGGATAAGCTGGGTAAATACACCTGAAACCACATTAGAAGAAATGAATGTAGCAGGTAAGTTTGTTTTTGTTGGAGTGACGGCTAACGGAATTATGCCTCAAGTTGCAACTCCAGTTGGATTATTAGAACCACATAAAATTCAAGCAGCATTATCTGAGTCAATTTTAATAGAAAACTCTCCAAAAATTCCTGATTGGGCTTTGGCGGCGGAAATTTTAATTTTTGGAATTTTTGTCACTCTGACGTGGCTTGCAATCAATTATCTTGGTATAACTAAGGGCGTAAGTATAGCTGTAATTTTACTGTTAACTACGGCCTTCTCAGGCGTTTTTAGCATTCAAAAAGGGTATTTAATAGATTTTTCTTGGACTTTTGTATCTCAGTTTATAACTGCAGCTATTGCCTTCTATATAAACTTTAGAAAACAGTTTAAATTGCGTCAACAAATTAAAAAACAGTTTGAACATTACCTTGACCCAAGACAAGTAAAACAATTACAAAAAAATCCCAAACTTTTAAAACTTGGTGGAGAAAAAAGAATCTGTACTTTTTTATTTACAGATGTCAGGGGATTTACAAATTTATCTGAAAAACTAAAACCAGAAGAAGTAACTGACATAATGAACAAAGTTCTTACCGTACAAGTAGAATGTATCCAGGCACATGGAGGTATGGTTGATAAATTTATAGGAGACGCATGTATGGCCATCTTTAACGCTCCTCTAGATTTAGATGAACATGAAAAACGTGCTGTCGCTTGCGCTAGAGATATGAGAACAGCAATTCGCATGTTGCAAAAAGAATTACCCGAACCAATTGCAATAGGAATAGGCGTTAATACAGGTGAAGCAATAATTGGTAATATGGGAAGTAATACTAGATTTGATTACTCTGCAATAGGAGATGCTGTTAATACAGCTGCAAGATTAGAGTCCGCAACTAAAGAAGCAGGGGTTGATTTATTGATTGGAGAGTCTACACGCACAAAAGTACCAGAAGCTACGTTTTGTAAAAAAATGTATGTTAAGGGTAAAAAAGACGCACTCAAAGTGTATACTATTTAAGATGAGCAAAGTGTTGATAGGAATTATAGTAGTAATGAGCTTGGCGACTTACTTATTGTGGAATGAGAATTCTAAACTTTCTGCTCTTAATCAAGCGTTTGAGTTAAGAGATGCAGAACAAAAAGCTGCAATAGAGTCGTTGCAAAATGACTTTGCTCTACAAACAGAAGGCTTATTAGAAATACAAGCACGTAATCAAAAAATACAACAAGAAATGTCAAGGTATCTTGACATATTTAAACGTCACGACTTGACCAGATTAGCGGCAGCTAAACCTGGACTAATACAACCTAGGATAAATAATGGAACAAAAGATGTATTTGATAGCATTGAAGAAGACAGCCGTAACATTGACAGTCTTGATGATGGCTTGCAGTTGCAGCCTGATACCCAGTAATCAACAAGTAGAAGTCATATCCAAGCCTATAGAAAGAACAATAGTTCAACCTATCATGCCCAGAGAAATAGATCTAAAAGATCCATACTGGTATGTGGTGTCAGATAAAAATATAGAAGATTTTTTAATTCAAATAGAAAAAGATCAAGGGCAGGTGGTATTTGTTGCTATGTCAGTACCAGATTATGAATTGATGGCCTATAACATGCAGGAATTAAAACGTTATATTAATGAGCTTAAAGAAGTTGTTGTCTATTATAGAAAAGTAACAGTTAGCAAAAACGATAATTAATCTGTTAAAATCAATGAACCATTAATATTCAAGGGAGGATAATATGGATTTTATAAGCAATATGGTGATGTGGGTAACAGCAATTGTAACTGCTAGTTCAATTATAGCTGCAGTCACTCCAACACCTAAAGACGATGCTTGGATTGGTAAACTATATAAATTTATAGATTTACTTGCGTTAAACATTCTTAAGGCTAAGGATAAATAATGTCTAATGCACCAGACGCGTTTGTATATAACGCGACTTTGGAACGAATAGTCGATGGTGATACCTTCGACTGTTCGCTTGATCTTGGCTTTGATGTCAAACTGCATAAACAAAGGGTTCGACTGGCTGGAATTGATACGCCAGAGTCAAGAACAAGAGACTTGGCTGAAAAAAAATTAGGATTAGCGGCAAAGGAAAGACTAAAAGAACTTTGTTGTGGTAAATTAAAAGTTAAATCACTAGGAAAAGGTAAATATGGCAGGATACTTGGCATCCCTTATACAGAAGATGGTAAAGATATTTGCCAAATCCTCATCGAAGAAGGACATGCAGTTGAATACCATGGTGGTAAAAAAGCAAAAATTTGGGGAGATTATTAACATGAACATATCTCAAGAAGGATTATCTCTAATTAAAAAATTTGAAGGTTGTGAATTAGAGGCCTACAAGTGCGCAGCAGGAGTCTTGACAATAGGATATGGTTCAACCAAAGGCGTTAAAGAAGGCGACACTATTACCCAGGAAGAAGCAGATAACTTGCTTTTACACGAAATGGAAGAGTATGAAGGTTATGTAAAAGATGCAGTAACTGTTGATTTAAAACAAAATCAATTTGATGCTTTAGTAAGTTGGGTATTTAATTTAGGTCCAGCTAACTTAAAAGCTTCTACTATGTTAAAAGTATTAAATAATAAAGAATTTGATGATGTTCCAGCACAAATAAAACGTTGGAATAAAGCAGGTGGTAAGGTTTTACAAGGACTTATCAGAAGAAGAGAAGCAGAAGCCCTTTTATTTGAAGGCAAAGAATGGCATGAGGTGTAACTAATGCCACTTAGCAAAATTGTATTTAAACCAGGCATTTATAGAGAAGGAACGGAATACGATAATGCAGGCGGTTGGTTTGACGTAAATCTTGTACGTTTTAGAAAAGGAAGACCAGAAAAATTTGGCGGTTGGTCAAAAGATAGTTCTAATAGTTTTTTAGGAACTGCCAGAGCCTTACATGCTTGGAACTCTTTAGGAGGTACAAAGTACCTAGGAGTAGGAACTACCTGGAAATATTATATTAGAGAAGGAGACAGTTACTCAGATGTTACCCCCATACGAAAGACTACGAATAATGGCGTTAATTTTTCTGCTACTAACGGCAGCTCTACTATAACAGCAACAGATAATGGACATGGTTCAGTTATAAATGATTTTGTTACTTTTTCAGGAGCTGTAAGTTTAGGTGGATTAATAACAGCAGAAGTATTAAATCAAGAATATCAAATAACCTCTGTTACTAGTAATACTTACACTTTTGTAGCTAAAGATACCTCTGGTAACGAAGTTACAGCAAACAGCTCTGATAGTGGAGATGGCGGTAATCATGTTGACGGAGTTTACCAAGTAAATGTAGGTTTAGATGTATATGTTCCAGGAACAGGGTGGGGGCTAAACGGCTGGGGTCAAGGTGCTTTTGGTAGTACATCTGCACTAAGCGATACCAATCAGCTTAGAATTTGGACGCATGATAACTTTGGTGAAGACTTAATGATAAACCAAAGAAACGCAGGAATATATAAATGGACTGAAAATAGTGGTTTGTCAGCAAGAGCTGTTGAGCTATCTAGTATTTCAGGTGCTAACCTAGTACCTACCAAAGGTTTACAAGTTATTACATCTGAAAAAGACAGGCACTTAATTGTTTTAGGATGTGATCCTATATCTGGTTCTGCTAGAACAGGTGCTATTGATCCTATGCTTATAGCATTCAGTGATCAAGAAAATGCTTTAGATTTTGAACCATTATCTACAAACACAGCAGGTTCTCTTAGATTGTCATCCGGTTCATCTATTATTGGTGGTGTAAAAGCAAGGCAAGAAATATTAGTTTGGACTGATACAGCTCTCTATAGTATGCAGTTTATTGGACCACCATTTACTTTTGGTATTAATTTAATTAACGAAGGTACAGGGTTGATAGGTCCTAAAGCAGCAATAACTACTCCTAGTGGTGTGTACTGGATGAGTTATAACAACTTTTATTCATACAACGGCAGTGTAGCAACTTTACCATGTTCGGTTCATAACTATGTGTTTTCAGACATAAATCTTACACAATCTTTTAAAATTAATGCGTTTACCATAAAGGATAAAAGTGAGGTAGGCTGGTTCTATTGTTCATCTAGCTCAGATGAAATAGACAGATATGTTATGTATAACTATGTTGAG